TAAGCAGCATCATACTTTGACCATTCGTCCCATAGAGTAGAATAAATTGGTTCACCTGCTTCATCAATTAATAAAACAAAACCTTTTCTTTCATATTTCTTTAAACCGATTTGATCACTTTCATCACCTGCTACGCCATTATTCACAGTGAGTTCCCAAGGTAGTTGAACGACGTTACCAGTCAACTGACCGTCAGCATCAACTTGTAATGCTTTAATTGTCTTCATGTTTTTAAAAGGTACTTTACGACCAGTGTCGTATTTACCTTGTTCATTAAACTTAAGCTCTACGCCTTCAAATAAATAAGGCTTATCTTTTTTTTCTGCTGTTACTTCAGCTTTAGGTTCAACTTCTTTTTTTGTAGCCATAACTCTCCTCGTGGTGTGTGTTGGTAGGAACACACCACAAAAAATTACCCTGCCTACCCAGGCTTCTATTAAGCGTCTGTTACAACTGCTTGTCCAGCACCGTCAATTATCTCTCCAACACCGTACATAGATGAAACTACGACAACAAAACCACGAATTGGAGCCCAACGCATGATTTCTGTTTTGGAGGACCATTTTTTAACCATACCGAGTGCGTAATCTTTAGAGAATACTGCACCTGCTCTGTCAGCTCCTGTATTTGCAGTAGGTACATTTGTGGATTGATAGAAATCAATGTTCATAAATGTTCCAAAATATCCTGCATCTTCAACTGTTCCAAGTTCGTTAGAGCCTGCTCTAACTCCTTGTCCAGTGAATACAGCACCTGAAGCGGCGTTAATAGCTGTTCTAAGGTCTGCTATTTGACGTGGGTGTAACACAGCAACGTATGGACCTGGAGCATTGTTGCTCTCTAATCCGTAAATTGCATCAAAGACGTTTGCAAGACTTAAGTCTGTTCCAGTTGATCCAACACTGTTGGAAAAACCTGAGAACAATGCACAGATGTCAACATCTAATTTTTGTGCCATAGCATTTCCGAGTTGTCTCATTTGAGCTCCTCTTGATGTGGCGATAGATGATACATCTAACACGTCTGTGATAGTTGCCATGATACCAACTTCAGATGCAGTCAATGTAACTTTAGAAGTTGTTAATTGAGTGTTGCTCAATTCACTTCCTTCAGATACAGCGGCTGCTGAAGCAGCGTCAGCTATTGGTATGTCGACAGCTTTGGAAGGCTGTCCACTAAGGTCGAATTGACTTAAAAGTGGTGGAGTCACAACTGCTGCTTGTAAAGCATCAAGAATATCGTCGTTAATGATTGCAGCATAAACTGTATCATTATAGGACGTGGTATTCGTTGGGTTACTTGTAAAGTCTGCCATTGCTCACTCTCCTTTTAATATCATTTTCTATTACTTATCGACTGTTGCCAAGAATGTTATCTTCCCTTAGTTGAACACGACCTTGTACCAGAGCTTCATGAGCAGCCGTAGGGTCACTAGCAAGTAATTTCTTGTATTCTGTCTTTGTCATTTGTGCTGTTTCAGCAGTCCCCATTTGACCTATACTGTCAGACGGTTTCTGTGCTACACCAGACAATTCTTTCATACCTTGATTACTAGCCTGATTCTTTGGTTGTGGTTTTAAATCATAAGCAGTAACAAACTCTTGAATTGCTTCAGGGGTTATTTCTGCATCAGGATTAGCTTTCACAAAAAGATCAGCATGAGTTTCTGCAAAGCCATTAGACCTAAAAGCATCTTTTGCTTGGAATTGCTTTAATTGAGCATTTACTTCAGCAAATTGATTTTCTAGTTCTTTTGTCTTTTCTTGAGATGCTTTTAAAGCTTCTCTTAAATTTGGGATTGATTCTTCTGACAAATCAGCCTCACTTCCTTCGTTATTATATGTCATTAATACTCCTCTTATGACCTACGCACTCTTAGAGGGTTCGAGTGGTTTATTTACTTGTTTTTTCTAATAACTCGAAGCTGATTTCTAAGGTTAAGTTGTTCGAGTACTAACTTAACAATCCTATTATATACAGGAAATATCAAAAGATGTAGGTATTCAAGAATTAATTTCAAGAAATATAAAGTTATCTTATACGGACCTAATGTCTCGTCTTCCTCTAAATGGTGATGCTTGTTCATTCAATATCAGTTCTTGTTTATTTTGTAGTGCTTGGTTCTCTTGATATATCCTTGAAAAAATATCTTGTATTTCTATTTCAGAGACTCCTGGTGTTTTGACTCCTAATGCTGAATTAATCAATACTTGTTCACTTAAACCATATCTTCCCATATCTATATCTTCTCTAAATCTTGCAATTTGAATTGCTGCTTGTTGTAAACTTTGTGCGATATTTTGTGATGTAATTTGTCCAGGAGTTTGCAATGCTAATTGAATTGCACCTTCAGCATCAACACCTAAATCAAATCGTGTTGCTTGTTGTTGTATTGAACTTGCTTCATATAGATCATAAATTTCTGTAGGTGCTTTACCTTCAAAGAAATCAACAATACCTTGTGGTGTAGTTACATCAAACTGAACATCACTATCTGCATTTATAATTTCTTGAAACGCAGTTAAGAAATCAGAGTTTTTTTCTGCATTCTCAAATATTTCATAAGTCTTTTGTATATCTTGTATGGTGTAACCTTTTGTAACTGCTGCTTTAACTAAATCAGATACATCTACAGTTTCTCCATATCTTGTATTTAGTTTCACTACTTCTGAACTAAATTGATTCCAAGTATTAACAGCTTCTTCCCAGTTTTGAGTTTGTGCATATATGGTATCTATGCCAGGAAACTCATCTTTAAACGCTTGTACTTTACTCATTTCTTTAAGTAGCCAAGTTTGAGACTTACCTTCAGCTACAGCTAAAAAGAATATATCTAATAAATCTTGATTATTTTTCACAAAGTCAGGTAAAGGTAGTTCATTCGTTCCACCAGATTCAATAACTCTAGTTACTCTTGTTGCAAAGTTATCATTAGTTCCAATAATTTCTGCAGCTGCACCACCAAAGAATCTTTCATTATTAGATTTAAAATCAGCCCAGTTAACATTTGTAACTTGAGAAGGTTTAGCACCTTCACCAAATATAGAATCTAACTCTGATTTAGATGCTAAGTAATATATTTTTCTACCAGAAGCTAATTCATATTCTATTGCATAAGTGTCACCAGTGACACCAGGATATCCAGATATCTTATACCAAGTTCCACCTTGATTATATTCAACAGGTTCAAATGGTGCTTCTGCTACACCAGGGTCTTCTTCAAACCAATTTTGCTGTAAGTATGCTTTCCAAGTATCATCTTGTCCTTGTAAATAAGGAATGCTAATTGTTTGTAACGTTCCGTCTGGATCTCTTTTAAATAATGTTTTATATAAAGTTACAGGATTAGGAGCAGGAGGAGCAGGTGCAGGAGGTTGATCATAACTATAACCATTTAGTGCAGCCCTTGCTTCATTATCAGGACTGTCAACAGTAACCGCAACTCCGTCTTTATTGTATTTAACTTTTGGATAACCAGGATATTTTGGAGGAGTTATAGTAGGTTGAGAAGTAGGAGGACCAGGTGGTTGTTCACTTCCTGCAGCACCACCTGTTGGTGGAGTTTCAGGTTTAGATGATTTAGTAAAACCTCTACCTCTAGCAGCACTTTCTTCGCCTTTAGAATTAACAGTTACATCTTCACCTCTATCGTTATATAAAGTTTTAGGATATTGTCCAGCTTCTTCCTCAGCTTTTTTTCTAGCAGCTTCTTCAGCAGCTAACCTAGCTTCATAAGCTTTTCTAATTGCTTCATCTTGAGCAGCTTTTTTAGCAGCTTCTTCAGCAGCTTTTTTAGCAGCTTCTTGAGCATCTAAATATGCTTGTTCTTCAGCATCAGGTGCTGGTCTATCATCTACACCAGCAGCTTGTGCTCGTTTTCTAGCGATTTGCTCTTGTATTTGTTTTTCTATTTCAGGGTCTTCACCAAAACCTATACTATCGAAACGAGGTTTAAATACCATTGTTATCCTTTCCTAAACAGTTTATTCAATGCTTCTGCTGATTGCTCTATTGAGTTTATAAACTTATTAGTTCTGCTTCCACTTTCACTAAACTGTGCTGCAATACCTGCTGTTTCTGCTGTACCACCTGCTGCTGCTTGTGCAGTAATAAGTTTTCCTTGTTCAGCAGGACTTGCCATTTGTGTAGCATTAGTATAA